CGAGACACCTTTCCGCCGCCAAAATTGACAGAGAACGAGAAGCCTCCGCCCATCTCAGCGAAGCGACCCTTACGGTCGCGGCGCTGCAACTTCGCCTTAGCAGATCTCCAGTCGCCGTCTGGGAACGCGGCGGTTAGCGCTTTCTGACGCGGAAGAAGATCACTGTCTTCGCTGCTGTACGTGCTAGTCGCCAAGTTCTTAGCTCTTTCGAACGGATCTTCTCCAGCTGCTACAGCTCTCATCCACGACGCGCGCAGAGCGGGAATTGCCTCATAGCCAAGACCAGAGTACTCAGCAAACGCGACAAGCGCGTGCTCTGGAGACTGATACTCGTCGCTTTCCATAAGCTCGATCGTCAGCTCTGCATCAGCGATTGCTGACGCAGTTAGCGCGCTCGCTGTGCGAGACTTGCTTGACCGAGGGTGAGACTTTGGCAACAAATCATTGTCTTGCTTATAGTTTGGATTTGATGGCTTGCCAGACTTTAGCAACTTAAGAAAGGCGTTTACTCTTGCCATTGCCCATTGGTCGCGTGTCTTGCCTGGTCTGTGCGAGCTCGAGTACGCTCCAGCACCGCGTCGATATACGGCTTTTAGCATCGACAATGAAGCACGGCGACCGGCAGAAGCTTTTTCGTTATGCTCCTTTACCTTGTTCTTCAGTGCTGTCTCTGTTTTTGCGGAGAACACAATTTTCTTGCCGCCTGCCGCGGACCCTGGCTTGTTTTTCTTCGAGCCATAGATTCTGTCCTTCTTCGGCGCTCTGCGAGATGCGGCCGCAGACATTGACACCTGCACTGGTTCAGATTCTTCTTGTTCTTCTACCTTCGCACTGACGATGCCATCTGGGATTAGCGCGAATCTGCAATAACCGCCTGGCTCAACTTCAGCGGCGATGATCTTGCACGTCGTGCCGCCAGCGTAAAGAATGCAATTCGCGCACGTGACACCGATGTCTGCTCTTTCATTCTCTGCTGCAGACTCGTACCCAGCCCAGATGCCGGTGTCGTCTTCGTTGAACTTACCGTATTTTTCTGCAATTTCAACGAGTGCGTCTGCAAGCTCTTGCTCTTCAGCGATTACTGCAGCGGCGATGATCGCGTCTGCTCTTTTTCTTGCTGGGTTGTTGTTATCTGACATGTTGTCTACCTCGAACTAACGTCAAAATTTCATCATAAAACTTGAGTGACACGACTCGCAGCCGCACCCGGGAGCACAGTTGCATACTCCGCCCATGGATCCTGGGCAGGCGCACGGGGTATTTCCGCCACACTTCGCGCACATTGGCGACGTAGCAGTCGGCGACATCATCGCGCCAATCTGCCAGCGCCATTTCTTGTGCATATCATCACGGCCGGCAAGAAAATCTGCGATGCCTTGCTCGTTTGCAGCAGACGCGCAGGCAAACGCTTCATTGATTGACTCGATGACAACTTCGTTCGCACTGTAGAGATCAACCAGCATTTTCTGTGCGTCAACTCCGCACTCCATGTCCTCAATCGAAGATAGAGCCGCGAGCTCAGAGATTCCGCGCGGCGCAAGTGCTCCGAGCTTTCTCATGTTTTCAGCGAGCGGGTCAATTGCGCTTGCGACGTCTTCGTAGATCATCGCAAAAAACGAGTGATACTCGTGAAAGTCCGGGCCCATCACGTTCCAGTGATGACCTTGAACCTTGTGAGACATTGCAGCCGAGTTTCCAAGTGCTTCTGCCAAGCACTCAACGAGGTTGCCGCCTTCATGCATATGATAGTTGTACATTTACTGCTCCTGAGGTTCTGGTGCTGGTGCCGGTGGTTCGATGAGATTTGGCGGAGGTGCTTCTTCTGCGCCTGCTGGCGCTGCGCCTGGCTGAGCTCCTTGCAGCATCTGCGCGAGTTCTGGAGGAACGGGCGCGACGCTCGTCGCCTGCTGCGCACTTCGAGTCGAGTTCATTAGCTCTGGAGCGATCGCGCCAATAACGGCCTCGGTAAGCTCTGGGCTGATCGCGCCTTTCTCAAGAATGATTCGCAGCGCGACTTCTTCTGGACTCGGTGCGTCTGCCTCGCTGAACCCGTGAGTGCGTCTCCACGTGTCGTAGCTAACCGCCATCTTGCTGAATCCTGCGTCTGCATCTGCCGCGCGGTCGTTACGGGTGGCGACCTGGCTTGGGTCATACCAAATAACGATGCGATTGACGTCGCTCTCTGCAAAGCCGTTTGCCTTGAGATACGGCCGCAGATAGACAACCGTCAGCGCGTCGGCGATGAGAAGCATCAACGGCTCGATGTGCGCCTTGTACAGCGACTCGTCAATCTGCGTTGCGTTGGAGTACTTGACATTTGCAAGGCCTGTAACGATGTCCTTCGGAACATCAAGACCCTGCAGAATTCTCTCAAGAACGCGATCAGCTCGTGCCGCGAGTGACGGGTCGAAGCTACGCTCGAACTTAAACTGCTTGATGCGATCGCCAAGTTCAGCAGGGCCGCGAATAATCAACGGAACGACGGCGCTGGCCGAGTCTTCGTCGCGGATCGGAGTAGTCATCGCGTCGATGAGCTGATCCTCGAACTCGTCGGCTGCTTCCTCCGGTGTGTACCCTGGGTCGAGATCTGTCTCGTCGTCGTACGGCGCGTCAGGATCGGGAGACGCGGCGACGCTGAGGCCATCAGGAAGATACAGTGCGCCTGCATTGAGACGCGAGCGCGCGGTCGCGCGGAAGGTTCTATTCAACAGCAAAAGTTCAGCGCAAAGATCGAGCAACCCACGAAGAGAAGAATCAGACTCTTCGGAGAATCTCGGGTGAGCTCTCCAGATTCTTCCAACAAACGCTGTGTTTGGCAGAGGAACGATTCCTCTCGCTGCCTTGTTGCCAGAAGACGTGCCAGCGTTGTTTCCCGGCATATAGTCGCGGCGCGGAACGATGCCGTAGTTGTTTTTTCCGTCTACCTGAACCTCGTCAACGGAGCGAATGTCCCACGACTCCGGCAAGCCGCTGCCGGGGCGGGCGGGCATCTGCACGAGATAGCATTCGCCTGTCACGGACAGGTTTAGCGCCGCGTCGCGAAGAAGACCAGCCTGGCCTCCGTACGCGGAGTCAAGTCTGTCAAGAGCGCGTTCAGCAGCCTGTGCAAGTCTTTCGTCGAGCTTTGAGTTGCGAACAGAAATCGGAGTCTCCGCTGGATTCTCTACAACTGCTGCATACAGACGAATTCTTGAGACGACGGACGCGACAAGGTTAAACGCGTATTTGATTTCGCCAATTGCGTCGTAGTACTCCCATGCCTCGGACTGCCATGCGCTAGACGTTGAAGATCTGCGGTTCTTGAAGTACTCCGCCTCTCCCTTGTCATTTAGCCTGACCTGTGCGGCGGCGGCAACGATTGCACGAGGAGTAGAGTACGCCGCTGGCTCGACGTAGTTGTAGCCAGAAGGCAACGTCATCTGAACGATGCGAGTCGGCGGACTTGCCGTACGCTTCGTCGGTTGCACTTTTTCTCGGCGGAATACAGCCACTACGTTCTCCTCGTGTCGTTAGCAACGGAGCTAGGGCGTGTCGCCCTGTCTCGGGCGATCATCACTGGCTAGCGCGGTTGATGATCACCGCGGCGCTTGAAAGAGCAAACGCTCCAAAAACAAGAATCGCGGCGTCGGTATTTATTCTATACAACGCATACACAGGCGTTGCTACCCATAAACTCATGCACCACTCGCACGTCAGAAGATAGCCGATGCCGTTTCCATACGGCGGATGCTTTTTCCAGACGCGCTGACGAAACTTCTCGAGAATCACGTCTGCGATGATAAGCCGCGTGATGCGATGCACCGCGAGAGCCAAGATCACTAGGTCAAGTAACTGTGTCATTCAATTGGGTCCTTTGTTGAGTAGACAGTGCGGTACGGATTCCACCCGCGAAGAGCGGATCCGCATCCGCAGTTCGCGTCCTTCTCAAAAACAAGAACCTTGCCGTGTTCGGTGGTAACACGTCCAGTCTTTTTCTTCTTGTCGTGAAAGAACGTCTCGGGCAGGTATTTCTCCTTGAAGATGAGAACCGGCCCGCTTGAGGAGTCAGCGGCGATCATGACCGTTTTCTCCGTAAGAACGATGCGAACTCTGTCAACGAGCCGCGATTGCTCCATCGGTGACGTTACCGTCAGCTCCTCGTAGACGTACGTGTCGGTCGCCTGTCTCTCAGGAGCGACTCGTACGCGAGCAGGAAACAGATCAAAAACTACGTGCATTGCTGTACCCTATCTTCCAACTCTTCTTGCCATTGCGCGATATGTGACTCCGGCGGCGAGAGACAGCTCTCTCACGGACGTGCCTGAGTAGTACAGCGTGCGGCACAGGTCGGTGAGTTCTCTGTTCGCGCGGCTGTATGTGCCGTTCTGCGGAGTGCGCGCTCTGTACCGCCGAGCAAGCGGCGCTAGGTTTGAGATTCTCTTTTTCTGAGCGGCGCTGATTTTAGGGTTATCGGGGTCGTAGACTCGGCGGCGGACCTTTGTCTTTGTTTTTGTTTTTTCCTGCGCGGACGTGGACGCGGACTGCTCGAGATCTGCTTTTTCAGCGGCCTCTATTAATGAAGAAGAAGAGGAAGAGGAAGAGGAGGATGACGGAAGAGGGAGAGGTTGCGTGAAGGACGGGGCGGGTTCAGGGGACGTAGGCGACAATACCCACGCGCGAATAGTTGAACGCTGCCGCGGCGGAGACCACGCCTCGGCGATCGAGGCAAGCGACCAGCCCGCCGCGTGCAGCGCACGGGCGCGTTCACGCACGAGGGCGGAAGACAAGGAACACAGATATGCTCTCTCAACCTCGGGGAGTCTCTCCTTCATGTGCCTTATTGTATCACTCGTCTAAGTGTACAACAATACCGACGCGCGAAAAAGTGCGTTTCGCTTTGTACAAAGAGGGGAAATAAGACATTAAGGTCTAAGATCTCGGATGCTTTGTACAAAGCGGAGAAGTTGTACCTTAAGGTAAAGTGACTTTGGCGTGTGAGAAGGAGGTCGTTATATTGAGAAAATTGCTAAAACGTCTCCAACTTTTTTGCGAGAAATTTGTTAGAGACAATGCTCGAGCTTTGTAAGCGAGTGTGTGAGCGGTGTGGAGCGCTGCAAGTCAGTCGTGTGCCTGAGTCTATTGGATAGGCAGAGGTGTGTGCGTGTATGTGTGAGTAGTACCTAAAAGATCCCTCGAGTCTCGGGTGTGGAGACGCCTGAGCGTGGTAGACAGACGCAGATGCAAGCGTGCACTGGCGTAGATGGCGAGTGCACATGAGATGGATTTGACAGAGGCTTTGACGAGCAGTGGTGGGCGCAGTAGCTTAGGCGATGCGTAAATGCAGAGCGCTGGAGTAGAGATGTGAAGACGCAGAGGCGCAGCGGAGTGGGCGCGCGTCTTGATAGCAGGCGCAGGCTCGTCGCGCGAGCGCACAGACGCGACGGTGTGTGCAAGGACCTTAGTCAAGTCGGAGCGTAGAC